TGATTGCTTTTGCGCCGACGTATCCGCCGGTTGCTCGTGTTTTGTTTTGTGTGTTGAAGGATAATCATAAGGCTGCGGCTGTTCGTGGGTTTGCTTTGCCTGGGCACATTAATCAGTCTGAGGAGTGGAAGCTGGATGATGAGTATGGGACGTTGGTGGGTTTTGGTCGTAGGCCGGCTGATACTGACATTGTTTCTGCGTTCCAAGGTATTCACCGCCGTTATGTGATGGTGGTATTGGATGAGGCTGGTGGTATTCCTACTGATTTGTATACTGCGGCTGAGGCTGTTACGACTACTGCTGACTCGCGGGTGTTGGCTATTGGTAACCCGGACCGTCGCGGTACGGAGTTTCACAGGATTTTCCGTGAGGATGATACTTGGAATAAAATAAAAATTTCTGCGTTTGATACACCGAATTTTACGGGTGAGAAGGTGCCGGAAAACCTTCTACCTTTGTTGATTCAGCCGACTTGGGTGGATCGCCAAAAAATTGCGTGGGGTGAGGATTCTGCACGTTACCGTTCAAAAATTTTGGCTGAGTTCCCGGAAGAGGATGATACTACGTTCTTTAGTCAGCAGGCTATTGATAAGGCTGTTGATACTGAGTTTGTTGAGGACATGAACGTTCCGGTTGTGTTGGGTGTTGACTTGGCGCGTTTCGGTGATGACGATTCTGTGATTTACACGAACAGGGGTGGCCTTCTTCGTCATTATGCTACATGGAATAAGGCTAACGCGGTTGAGTCTGCGAACCGTGTGCATGAGGCTGCTGTGGCTTTGGGTGCGTCTGAGGTTCGTGTGGATGCTACTGGTTTGGGTGCGCCGGTGGTGGACATGTTGGCTACCATGTGTGAGGGCAAGTATGTTGTGATTTCTATTATTGGTTCGGCTGCCAGCCCTGACAATACTCGTTGGTTGAATGCTCGTGCTGCTGGTTACGACAATTTGCGTGAGGGTATGATAACGGGCAAGATTGATTTGGACTTGGATGACAAGGACTTGTTGGATGAGATGATGGGTATTAAGTACAAGTTTTCTGCTAAGGGTTCGATTCAGATTGAGTCTAAGGATGAGATGCGTAGCCGCGGCATGAAGTCTCCTGACCGTTTGGACTCTGCCATGTATGCGGCGTTGGATATGTCGCGTTTGTTGGGGTCTAAGTTTTTGGGTTCTCGCCCTGGTGACCGTCTTGAGGTGGATGCGAATAGTTTGGATTCTATTTTTCCTTTCTATTCGAACTGGACGTGGTAGAATGTTATTAGACATTTTAACGATTTGGAGAATATTTTGACTAATTCAGACTTTTTTGACGAGTCTTACAGCCAGTTGAGTAACGCTTTGTTGGCGTTGGATGATCAGGGCTGGTCTGCTCTTGGTTTCCTTAACACTGAGTTGGATGCGTTTAGCTTGGAAGCTTTGCACGATATTGCTAAGGAGTTGACTGAGAAGGTTGATGGGAACCCGTTGTTGAAGCGTGGCTTGGGTTTGCGCACCAGTTACGTGTTCGGTAAGGGTGTAGAGTTTGAGGGTATTTCTGCAAGAGTGCAGGATTTGATTGATTCTCCACAGAACCAGGCGGTTTTGTTCAGTTCGCAGGCGATGGCGATCAACGAGCACTCACACTTCACTGCGGGGCAGTTCTTCATTTTGGGTGAAGTTGGTTCGAAGCGTTTGCAACGCATCCCTTTTAATGAGATTAATGGTTGGGTTACGGACCCTGACGACGCCGAGTTTGTGCGTTACTACCGCCGCACTTGGACGCGTTACAGTGAGGATGGTGTGGGTTCGGGTCAGATTGTTTCGGCTTGGTATCCTTCAGATTTGTACACCCCGGTTGGTCCGCATGCTCGCACCATTCAGGGTATTCCTGTTGACCCTTCGAAGGTGATGTTTTCGTCAGCTGTTAACAAGAGGGCTGGCACTGTTTGGGGTGTCCCTGATGCTGTTTCGGCGTATCCTTGGGCGTATGCTTACAACGAGTATTTGAAGGATGGTTCGCGTATCCTAAAGTCGTTGGCAATGTTTGCTTGGCAGTTGAAGGCTAAGTCTAAGACTGGTGCGCAGGCTGCTGCTGCTTCTATTGCTGTGCCGCAGGCTGCTGGTTCGATGGCTATCACGGGTGCTGACATGGAGTTGTCTTCGTTGCCGCGTTCGGGTTCGATTAATTTGAATGATGGTCGCGCGTTGGCTGCAATGGTTGCTTCGTCTCTTGAGGTGTCTGTTGTTACTTTGATGTCTGACCCTGGAACTTCTGGCGCTTATGGTACTGCACAAACTTTGGATGTGCCAACCATTAAGGCTATGCAGGCTCGTCAAAAAATTTGGGAGCAACTGTTTGAGCGTGTGATGCGTTTCTTTGGTGCTGGCAAGAACGCTGCTGTTAAGTGGCCGAAGATGGAGCAGGAAGCAACTTACCGTCAGATTCAGGCGATCTCTTTGGCTTATGAGGCTGGCGCTTTGTGGGAGGACGAGTACCGTTCCGCGGTGTTGGACGAGTTGGATGTTGTGCCTATGCACAGCAGCATTTCTCCTTTGGCTTCTCAGAAACAGGGCGCCGCGATGGGTGACACTGCAACACCTGCTTCTAGGCCTGCTCGTGCTTCTTCTGGCCAGGGCCAGTCGGGTGCTGTTGGTAGCATGTCGAACAGTGACAATTCTTTGCGCGACATGGATGGCAATCCTACTGCGTAAAAAAAAGTATGATATCATTACATGTAGTGAACTATTAAACAAAACGGAGTTTTTATGACTGTAACACTTAGCGAATCAGTTGGCTTTAGTGCTACTTCGTCTGGTACGAAGTGGAGTGTCAAGATTATCGAATCTGGTTGGGGCTCTTCAGGTTACTACTCTGAGTCTGTTTTGCAGAATGATGGTCCAACAGTTTTTAAGGCTGGCACAAAAGTTTTTATGAACCACCCGGACGTTAACGAACGTCCTGAGCGTGATGTGCAAAAACTTGCTGGTAAGCTTATCAGCGACGCTGTTTTCAGCGAGGGCGCACTTTTTGCTGATATTGAATTTTACTCCAACTATGCTCCTATTATTAAGGAGATGGCTGGGGATGTAGGTTTGTCTATCCACGCTTTTGGCAATGCCAAACTTGGTGAGGCAGAAGGCCGTCAGGGCCCAATCGTCGAGTCGTTAATTGAAGACCCTTTGACTAGCGTCGACGTTGTCACAGTAGCTGGCGCTGGAGGTAAGTTTTTGAGCCTCCTTGAAAGTTACACAAGAGAATCGCTAACAGAAGTTAGCGAGTCACTAACGGAAGGAAATGGTATGTCCATTACTAAGGAAGAGTTTGAGACAGCTGTTGCTGAACTCAAGGCTGCCTTCGTTGAGGCACTATCGCCAATTGTCGAGTCAGTCTCGGTTTTGGTAGAGTCCGCTAAGCCTGTTGAGATCGAAGAGGGTACGGAAGAAGTTCCTACTCTTGACGCTGTCGACATTGCGGAGAAGTTCAACGAGTCCGGTCTACCTAAGATTGCCCTCCAGCGTGTAGCTGAGGCACTCAAGTCGGAGACCACTGTCAAGACTATTGACGAGCTAATCGAGGATGAGAAGGCTTACGCCGTTTCGCTTCGCGAAGCAATCACCCCTGCTGCTGAGACTGTTGGCGTTGTCCACGAGTCGGCCGCTAAGTCCACAAGTACCCTGAGTGAAGACTTCAACACTGTTGTCTCACGCATCATGGGTAAGTAAGAAAGGTAAATCATGGCTCTAAATGAAATTTACAAAGACGGCAACGAGCTTGTCTTGCCTGTAGCCAGCACCGTTAACTCGGGTGACTTGGTTCAGGTCGGTCAGATTATTGGTGTCGCACAAAACGACGCAGTTCAGGGTGAGGATGGCAACTGGTATGCTACTCTCAAGATGAACGGCGTCTTCAAGCTGACCACTTCTGTAGCAGTTACAGTTGGTCAGGCAGTTTACGTTACTTCTGGCGGCGTCATCAACGTCACCGCTACGAGCAACAAGTTCATCGGTCACGCAATTCAGGCGAAGGCTGGCACATCTGCTGGCAGTGTTTATGTTCGCCTAGTTCCAGCGGCTGCGTAAGGATAGGTTAAATTATGGAAAACATTACTCCACGCCAAGTAGAAGCGGCTAAGCTTCTAGAAGGTGCTCTTCGTGGCGACCGTCACGACAAGCTAAAGCTTCAGGAAGGTATCTCTACGAGCGACCTCCCAGTTCAGCTTGCACCAACCATCAACAAGATCCTTCTTGAGAACTACGCAGTCCAGCCAAAGGTTTGGGACCGTTTTGCTACAAAGATGGTCATGGATGACTTCCGCCCTCAGACATTTATGGCTCTGTCATACGATGACGACGGTAAGAACAACCAGGGCGACACATTCCGTGAAGGCTCACTTCCAACTGTAGGCGAATACGACGAGTACCCAACTGCTGGTTGGTTCGCAGTAACAGAGAAGAGTCTTTCTGTTAAGAAGTCGGGTCAGCGCGTTCGTTTCTCATGGGAAGCAATCGTAAACGACGGAAACATTTCGCTTCTTGAGCGTCTACCTATTGAGCTTGCTCAGAAGGCTGCCGGCAAGGAAGACGAAGAAGTTACCAAGCAGCTTGTTGCTACTGGTGGCCTAAACACCACCAACTTCAACAGCGGAAACCAGAACCTGTTCACAGGCAACGGTGCTCTTACTCTAGAGAACCTAGAGCTAGCAATCCAGGCAGCTAACCTACAGACCTACAACGGTCGCTTGATTAGCCCTGTAACCCGCTTTGCTTTGGTTATCCCTCGTGCGCTTGAGCTAACAGCTCGCAAGATCCTTGCAGTTCAGACTGTAGAGACTTCAGCAACTGTTGGTTCGATTGTTACAAAGACAATCACTGGAAACCCAATCGGTTCACAGGTTGAGATTGTTGTCAACGACTGGATCATGAAGATTAACTCGGGAGCTTCGGCTTACTGGTTCCTAATCCCAGTCCCAAGCCAGAACCTAAACCCAGGTGTTGCACTTGGATTCCTTCGCGGATACGAGGCTCCTGAGCTTCGCGTTAAGGCTAACGGCGGAACCTACCTTGGTGGCGGCGCAGTTCCTGCCCGTGAAGGTGGCTTCGACAACGACGACTTCGAGATGAGAATTCGTCACATCGCAACTGGTGGATTCCTAGTTCCTGCTGGAACTATCGCATCGACTGGCGCAGGTAGCTAATACTTGTTCCACCAGAGAACCCCTCACTTCGGTGGGGGGTTTTCTTTTTGTTTAGGTGTTATAATGATTAAGTCACGTTCCTCCTTCGTGGCGGCCCGCCCTGTTGAGCTTTAGTTCCGGGGCGGGCACTTTTAGTAGGGTATAATGGGTTTATCATGATAATTTTTCCAGACAATAATTTACCGGATCAGTCGCAGGATTGGGCTGATACTGTTGAGCGCGAAATTAAGCGTATTGATAGGCGCGTTGTTGTTGTTGGTGGTGGCGGTGACTCTTCTTCCGGTGGCGGCACGGTTGGTCCAACGGGGCCGCAGGGGCCGCAGGGTGACCCTGGCGCGACGGGTCCACAAGGAATCCAGGGTGAGCCTGGTTTGGACGGCGAGGATGGCGCACAAGGGCTGCAGGGTGACCCTGGGCCGCAGGGTGAGCAGGGCATTCAAGGTGTTAAGGGTGATACTGGACTAACTGGCGCTAAAGGTGATACTGGTTTAACTGGCGCTAAGGGCGACCAGGGTATTCAAGGTATTCAGGGTATTCAAGGAATCCAGGGGGAAACTGGCCCTAAGGGTGATACTGGAGATCAGGGAATTCAGGGGGCTACTGGCGCAAAGGGAGATACTGGCGACCAGGGTATTCAAGGAATTCAAGGCATTCAGGGCCTTAAGGGTGACAAGGGTGATACTGGTAATACGGGTGCGCAAGGCGCTAACGGTTTTTCTGCGTACCAGGTGGCGCAGCTTGAAGGTTTTACTGGCACCGAGGCCGAATGGCTTGCTAGCCTTGTTGGCGATACTGGCGCAACTGGAGCCACTGGTGCAACAGGTGCAACAGGTGCTACGGGCGCAAAAGGAGACCAAGGCATCCAAGGAATTCAAGGTATTCAGGGAGTTAAGGGTGACACTGGTTTAACTGGTGCAACTGGCCCTGCTGGCCCTGGTGTGGCTGCTGGCGGAACCGCTGGTCAGGTTCTGGCCAAGGTTGATGGCACAGATTACAACACATACTGGACTAGCACCTTGCCTTCGGCTGGTTACACTTCTGTGCTAAAGCATGAAGTAAAGCTTGGTGAAGCAATTGCTAAGGGGCAAGCAGTTTACATTTCGTCTTCTGATGGCACGAACATGATTGCAAGCAAAGCGTCTAACGCAACTGAGGGAACATCGTCGAAGACGATGGGTTTGCTTGAAACTGGTGGAGCACTAAACGCTAAGGTCAATGTTATTACTGAAGGTTTGCTCGCTGGGCTAAACACTGATGGTGCAACTGCTGGAGATCCTGTGTGGCTTGGGACTTCTGGAAATCTAATTTACGGATTAGTTAATAAGCCTGTTGCTCCAGCTCATCTTGTCTTTATCGGTGTCGTCACCCGCGTCAACGCCAACAATGGTGAGATCTTTGTCAAGCCACAGAATGGTTTTGAGTTGCGCGAGATTCACGACGTGCTGCTTGACACCAATGGGTCTATTGCTGATAACGAAGTTTTAGCTTACGACTCGACATCTGGCCTTTGGAAGAACCAAACTGCTGCAGAAACTAATCTTGTGCTTACTTCTGACTCGCGCCTGACCAACTCCCGAACACCAACCGCTCACGCGGCGTCTCACACTACCAGCGGCGGCGATACTCTCACTTTGGCGCAATCACAAATCTCTGGGTTACCAGACGCTTTAACAGCTCGCCCAGTTCCAGGCTCGGCGGGCATTCCGTTCCTAATGGCCGCAAGCAGTATTCCAGCATTTACTGGCAACGCATCAGTAACTTTTCCGGTTGGTCGCTTTACTTTTGCCCCAGTAGTCACAGTGACAATGGCATCAACAACCTCAGTTACTTCAGCAACTGTTGCTAGCGTTTCAACGAGCGGATTTACTATTTATGCGTGGGCCGGGGCTTCAGCAGGAGCAGTGTCTCGCGCAGGATACTATCAAGCAGTTCAAATGACATCAAGTTCAGGAAACGGATAATGATAATTAAACTAACATGCCACACCCCAAACTGTGAAAACGCAGAAATCCCAATCCCGTTTGAAGACCCAGCAGATATGTGTATTTGTGGGGTTTGCGGCCAAGAAATAATTGATAAGGTAGAATAGTATTATGCCAGACATAACTCCAGCAAACTTTGCCACAGCACTAGGTCAAGTTCGCGCACTCATCCCAGACATTGAGCAGCTAGAAGATCAAACCGATCCGACAGCGACACCTCAATACATTTTCTCTGACGCTGTGCTAAACGCATACCTTGCGATTTACAGCAACAACATTAAGAGAGCAGCTGCACAAGCCAAGCTTGTGCTTGCAACATCTGAAGCGCTCATCAGCAAAGTTATTAAAACATACGACTTTTCAACTGATGGCGCGAAACTTGGTGCGGAGCTTCGCGCACAAGCAAAGATGCTTCAAGACGAAGCTGACAAAGATGACATGGTTGACAACTACGAAACGTTTATCGTTTTGCCGTTGACCAGGAAGCCAAGGGTTGGTGACGATTGGGCCTAAACACGCGCAAGTCGCTGCACCCAAAATGGACATCCCATCACGCAAGTGTTGAGGATGGATTTGCGCTAGCCTACATCGAGATCATTCAACCAAACGCTTCAGCTAAACAATACAACGCGGTAACAAACACTTGGACTGAAGACATCAACACAATTTTTAAAGGTTGGGCGCGTATCCAACCAAACCGCCCATTCACAACATCTGAAGGTTCGATGGACATTGTGCCATCATCTTCTAAAGAAGTTGCAATGTTCTTCAACCTTAAGAAGAACGAGGCGACAGGTTATGTGAACGTTGAAGTTGACATTCGCCCAGGTTACGAAGTTATTGTTACTGAAGCACCAGTTGATGAGAACATGAAAAACTTTAAGTATGTTGTAAAGTCTGTGATTAACAGTTCAAACACTTGGTCGCGTGGCATCACCTGTGAGATCAATCAAGAAATGAATCCCAACAATGGCTAAAAACAATGTTGAGCTGATGAAGGCTTTTGCTGCGGAAGAGGAAAAGATTCGCCGCATGGTTGGTCGCGCTTCACGTATTGGTGCAATTAAGATGCGTGAGAAAATTCTTACCGGTTCACCCACGGGCAGCAAATGGCATGCACGAATCAACCGTGAACGTAAAAAGACTGGCGCTTATGCTGGTCAGCGTGGTTACGGTGCGCGTATTGAGACCGGTAAGATGCTGGAATCAGTGCGTTTCAGCAGGCCAGTCTGGGATCCAAAAACAAAAACTTTCTCAGCAACGTTCGGCTTCCCATACTCGCCAAGCGGGTTCGGCGGAATCAGAAACAGCAGAGCATCCGCAAAATACAAGTCCCGCCTCGAAGGCATGAAGGACCCAAAGTTTCAACCCTGGGGCACAGACAAAAACTACATGGCAATGCAAGAATACGGGTCACAAATGCCAGGCAGCAACGTTCGTGTCGGAATGCATGCGGGAGAGTACGGAATGCTTTACGCCAAAAAACAACTACTTGAAGAACTAAGCAAATATTACAAGAAGGGTAAATAATGGCTGTTTCACTTTTACCATCCCAAGACGCAATCTCAACCAAGCTTAACGAGCTTCCGCAAACAGTTTACGACAACACTGCACCACCTGACGAAATGTTAGAATACTCTAACGGAACAATGCTACCTTTTATTGTGCCAATGTTTGGCGGATACTCCAGAGCCATCGAAGGCCGCGGCATCACCTCTGTGCGCAACGACTTGGGCGAAAGCTATGTTACAGTTGCATGCGTAGGCCCAACAGAACGATCAGCACGACAAGTCGCAGACCTTGTGCTAAATAAACTCACCGGGTTCAAACCGGTGAACGCTAGCGAATTAACGCCAGCGTCAAATACTGGAACCCTAGTGTTTGATAACTCAGTAAAACCAATAAAATACGTATCTGAAATCACTTTTATTTTTTATGTGAACACAGATGTGGTATCATAGTAAAGATAGGAAAGGACCATCATGGCACTTTTTAAACACAAGCTTACTGGTGAAATAGTTAATGCGCCTGCGCATTACGCAACCAACCCAATCTTGGGTCGCAATCTAATTCCAGTAGATGCAGAACTTCCACCTGTTGTGGAAAAGAAGCAGAACAAAGAAGCTCCAGCGGCGCTACCAAAGGTAGAGGCCAAAAAGGGCGAAACTCTAACCATCGAGAACAAGGAAAACTAATATGGCTACTAAAATGCTACGCCCGAATGTGGGCATTTACGTTGCAGCCGCAGATGCGTTTGTTGACTGGAAGGCTCCTACCCTTGCAGAGATCACCAGTGCCACAAAGGTGTTCAACATTTCACAGGCTGTCACTGACGACTACACACTAAACCAGACTGAGTCTCAGTCAGACAACTCGCTGTCGATCGTTGACAACGCAGATGTTACCACCCCAACCTACTACAACTACGAGGCTTCGCTTGACGGCTTCCGCGACGAGAACTTGACTGCAACTTCGGTTTACAACAAGTTCCGCGACCTGTTCAAGGCTCCAGATGTTAAGTACTACCTAATCAAGCGTGTTGGTCTTGCCCACACTGCCGCTTTTGCTGCAGGCCAGGAAATCAGCATTTTTGGTGTCAGAACCGACTTCCCAACTGAACTTGTTGGCGATGGCGAAATGATCCGTCTAGGTGCACGTTTCCTAACCACTGGTGAAGTTGCTATCAACGTTCCTGTTGCTGCAGGCACTGCAAGCACTGGTCCAGAGCTTCGCACAACCATCGGTAGCAAGTCAACCTCTAACGGTAAGATCAAGGTCACTTGGGTTCCTGTTGCTGACGTAACTGCTGAGGCCACATTCCTCGCAGGCCCAGACAAGGACATCCTAAACGGTGGAATTGAACTAACCGACGCTATTGCGTGGGACGGTTACGAGCTTGGTGCAACTGACTCGAACAAGATTGACGACCGTTCAATCATCGACGAAGGTCAGGTACAGACTCGTGGATTCGCGCAGTTCTCTGCTTCGCTAACCTTCTTCCGTGAGGGTGACCTAGCTGACACCACTGGTGCATACGCTATCGCACGTGAGGCTTTCAAGGCTTCAACCGATGGTTCACGTCCACAGGGTTACCTAGTTACGCGTATCAACAAGGCTGCTGGGCCTGACTTCGCTGCCGCAGATGTTGTTTCTGTTTACAAGTTTATTGCAGACGGTTACATGGACAACACCGAAGGTGAAGACAGCGTTAAGTTCATGGTCAACTTTGCCCCACAGGGTAAGCTTGCCGTGATGGTTGCTGCCGTAAGCTAGTCTAAATAGACCGGTCGGGGTGGGGACTTGCGCCCATTTGCCCCACCCCGACCTTAAACTCTAAACGGGCGACACACTTTTATGAAAGGCGCAATAATGAGCGAAGAAACAACTACAACCACTGAGGCCCCTGTTGACGACACCGTGCAGGAAACCATTGCCCTAGTTAAGGAAGCCCACAGCAAAAAGGTTTTTAACCTTTCGGAGGTTATCAAAGGCCGTGGCTACCCGTCAAAGGATGCAACAATTTATCTAGATTCTGATTCGGCGTTCCGCCTATCCGAAATCGACGACGAACTAAACAACTACGTCGATGACGAGATTCGCGTAAAGCTTGAAGCGGAAGCTGAACAGCTTGCCGCCAAGATCAAAGAGTCGGCACTAACTTTCACAATGCGTGGCGTAAGCCAGAAAATTGTTGAAGACATCATGAAGAAGGCCAACGAAAAGTTCCCTAACCGTGAAGATGAAAACTCTGAAGACGGTCAGCTGTGGCTTCGCTACTACATCTCTTCACTGATTGCTTCAAACCTTATTCGTGTCACATCAGCTGACGGAAGCGTTGACGAGCACATCTTCACCGCTGAGGAAATGATGGAGATTCGTGAAACACTTGCGCAGGACTCTTGGAATGTTTTGGTTGAAACCATGCAACGCCTAACCCTTGCCAGTGGTTACTTTGACCAGCTGACGGATGCAGGTTTTTTACCGAAGTCTTAACCTGGGAAGGTAATAGACAATACCTAGTCAGAGTTAAGACTGCCGTCAAGAATGGTATTCGCCCAGTCGCCATGCTGTTCCATGAACAGCCTGGTGACCCTTGGGTGCCTTTTGATTTTCTCCTTTTGGAAGCTTTTCAGATTCTGGAGGATGAAACTTGCAATGAGTGCGGCAACCCTATTTGGATTTGTCGCAACGAAGAAGCGTCTAATGTTGGTTTTAAAATTAAGATGGGTCGCTGCTTTGGTAAAGCTGAGCTTGACCGTTGGGTTGAAAAAGATTCTAAGAAGAAGACTTCTTCTAAGGGGCCTGGCGAGTACCCTTACCTTGTGGCTTACACTTACAACAACACGCCGTTCCCTTCAAGGACAGACTATTATCAGTCATTAATTGCAAGAGATAGTGTATAATATACATAAAGACAATTTCTAGGAGTTTCGGTGGCTGAAGACTTTAATATCAGAATTAGTGCTGACACGTCTGACGCACGTTCTGAGCTTGCCAAGTTTAAAAAAGTTGCGATAGATGCCGCCAAGTCTACCAGGCAAGCCATGTCGCAAATCATTGATATTAGCGATTCTTTCTCCACAACAAACAGCGTCGGGGAACTTAAAAAACTTACTTCTCAAATTGTTAAGCTTAAAAAAGCTGCAGGCGACAAAGGCATAGTCACTTTAGACTCAAACACATCTTTAGCTAAGGTTGTGGAGAACGCCCTTAAACCAAGCAAAGCAAAAGGCTCTAACGCCTCTGAGATTAAAAGACTTCAAAAGCAACTTTCGAAGGTTGTTTCAGCGCCTTCTGAAAACATCACCCAGGTAACATCTTTACTTGAAAGTATGCGCGGTGCTGTTTCTTTGCTTTCCCGCCCAAACAAGCAAGCCGCAAAAGAAGCTACTCAGCTTCGTCGCGAACTGGACAACCTTCGCAAAGAGTTCACAGCTCTTTCTAGGAGCGTAAATGCTGGCACTGCTACCCCGCAAGATCGTGCCAGAAAAACACAGCTAGAATCTTTTATACCTAAAACGCAGGCAAGACTTGCAAGTGCGGTTGCGGCATCTAAGCCTTCTGGCGAGATGAAGCGCATGCTTGAGACCGCTCAGCGCGGTGTTATTGAGGGCACACAGAACCTTCAGGGGCTTTTGGAAAACCTTGTTGACTTCGCTGAGACCCTGGACCAGACAACCACTGGCGCAATCTCTGGTGCCGGCCAGGACCTTCTCTCAGGCAACGCTGTGCGCTCACTTGCCAAAAACCTTCAAGCAGCCACTGGTTCTAACGCCAACCGTGCTGAAATTGTAAGAGCTGTCACAAGTCAGGTTGTTAGCCAACTTTCTGTTAGGCCATCCAGAATGTCAAAGCCTTTGTCTCGTTCAGAGCAGGCAAAGCTTCAGGGCAAGAGCAGCATTTTCCAGTACGAAAAGTTTGGGGCAAGCGCTTTCACTGAAAGAGATCAAACAAGTTCTTCTGGCGTAATGCACAACATTGTGGCCGCAGCGCTACAAGCAATGTACCCAGATCGCGCAAAGCGTGGTCAAGGTCTTGCTGTAACCTTTAAGGGCATGAAGGATGAAATAGCAAAACTAGGAAAAGATTCAAACGATAACAAGTCTGAAGAAACTGGTTTTCTTTCTGAGATTGAATCATTAACCGAAGCAGTTGTTAACGGCCTTGAAGAAATGATCAAAAAAGATGAGGGCGAAGAAGCTGCAGCTTACAAGGGGCGTACTCGCAAACTGAGCGCAGCCCAAGCTTCAGTTAAAGAAGCCTTCAGCTCAATGCAAACAGTTGAAGGAAACCCTGACGAACAAGCCAACACAAAAGAACTTGAAGCTTACGTTCGAGGACTACTAAAAGATCTTTCCTTTGGTGCCAGAGGTGGCAAGGGTGGCAAGCGCATCGGTGGAAGCTTTGTGCCAACACAGTGGGACAAGCTGGAAAAAACTGGCGGCTACATTGAAGGCGGCTACAGGGCCAAGGACATGAACATGGGCTTCTTCCCAGTTGAAGAAGCAACAGCAATGCAAGACGGTTTCCAGTACGCCACTGTTACTGCGCAAGAGTTTGCCGACGCAATGCTCATCGCTGTTGAGGTTTTTTCAGAATTGCAAAAGGTTGTTCCAAACCCAGGTCAGCTTGTGCCTTACGCTGGCAACAAGGCTTTGTCCACCACAACACCAGTGCCGAAGCTGACTCAAGAACAGATTGCTGCTTGGCTTAAAGATAACCCACAGGGTTTTAAACCTGGCGTAAAGCTTGGAGCTTCTGAAGCTGTTTTTGGTAAGAACACGATTGGCACAACAGTATCGGCAATGATTGATGCTGTAAACAAAAAGTTTATGGAGCCAACTGGCAACGTAAGCGAAATCAACTCTGTTGTTGACCTTTTTGAAAAACTTTCTCCTTCGATGCAAAACCTTATTGGTGTTATTGAAGATCTCGCAATAGTTGAGGGAAAGATTACTGCAAGCTTTGCACGAAGCCCTGGCCAAGACGAAACAATGGGGCTGAACCTGAGCGGCCCACACATGAACACGCTGGAACAACTTTTCAGCTCTCTAAACTTTAACCCTGCAGCAACCATTAATGGAAATAAATATCAGGGCGGAAACTATCCTGGTCTTGGTTTATCAACAAGCGCAATAAATGTGCCAATACTAAAAATTGGTGAGCAGCTAAAGAAAGACTTTGCCGCAATTTACGGTGGCGACATGATGACAAGCGGCGGTAAAAAAACCACTGTTGACCCAAGAACCTTCCGACCATCAACCGCTGAGAACGCTGTTGAGATGAAAGCAATTGACGCTTTTATTGAAAACCGTCGCGCATTCATTGATTACATTGTAAAAGCTGGAAACAGGCTCGTTATTGACGACATCACAATGGGTCTACCAAATGTTGACAAAGCTTTGGATAGCGGGTCTTACACAAGATTCGGCGGCCCTGGCGCAACAGAGCAATCATACGGAGACATAGCAAGCCGGGAGCGACTATACGCTCGGGACCCAATCACAACTCGTGCTCGCGCAAACAAAATTTTTGGTGGCGCAAAAGCTGCAGACGCTGGCGTAAACACAGTTGACGGAATACGTCAAGGATTAAAAGACGGCAGCTCTTCACTCGAAATCGAATCTAGAGCTCTTGCAGAAGCACTTCTTAACGCATTCGAAAAAGAAATGGGAATCCAATCCCCATCCAAGGAAATGTATATCCGTGGACAATACACGGTTGAAGGTTTGGTCAACGCCATCAAGGATGGCAAAGTTAAGCTTACCAAAGCTGGCAAAGAATTGGCTGACAGTTTCCACACAGGTTACTCGCAAGAAGAAAAACTTAACGCAATTGCTAGGATTCAAGACCTTGAAAAGCAGGGTCTAGGTAAGCCGGCAGGTGCGCTCCGTGCCTCTATGAGCAGTGCTCCTGTGCGCGATGCCGCTTCAAGCGCCACAGACATTGCAATGCGCAACAAAGAGGCCGCAAGGCTCATTGACGCCCTGGCTGGTGTTGAAGGTGCACTTATTGCTTTCGACGATGAAAAGACCGCATCAAGCGGCATGTTCGGTGTCAGCATGGTTGGTGGAACCGGTCGTGGCGACACAACAGGCATCTACCACAACATGGTTGTGCCACCAAACTTCCGCGCAAACGCAAGCGAAGCAGGCGTTCTTGGTCTCGAAGGCGACCCTACAGCAGCCCTTAAAAAGCGTGTCAAGGGCTTAGGTTACGGTCCACAAAACATTAACGACCCTTCAGCTCAACGCAAAATGGCTGAAGACTTAGCTTACCTAATTCAACGCGCACTTGACAAAAACATCCCAATCGCAATGCACAACATCGGTTACAGCGACTGGAACGACCTCATCAAACTTATGGAGAAGTTCCAAATTGATGGCGCACCTGCGCGTGACGCAGCAAACCGTGGCCTCCTAATTGAAACACAGGGCACAGCCCGAATGGCTGCAGTACCTGGCGGGAAAAAGCTTGAAGAACTTTACACAACCCTATTCGGTAAAGGCTTTAGCGCTTCTCTTCGCCCAGGCATGGGTAACGTTCCAACAATCTCCGACAAGAACGCTGTCGCTCACGACCCAACAATCGACGCGTCAGCAACTTTAGAAATCGCTTTTGAGCTTAAAAAGATTCTTGGCGAGATGGGCTTCCAGGGCAAGGGCATTGACGGTCGCATCATTAAAGCCATTGAGGGTGGCTGGCAAAGCATCTCTGAACTTGTGCTCGGCGCTAGAACTCATGGAGGTGCGGGTTTTGCAACTGGCAGTAACCAGTTTAGAACAAAAGCTTTATCTTACAAAGGCCTTGATGGTGGATTGGTTCCAGGAACCGGAACAAAGGTTAACGCACAAGCTGCTATGCGTGACGCGCAAAACAGCGCAAAGAGTGCTGTTGTTGCCGCGGGTAAGATTGATCGCCTAACTCGTGAAGAGCGCAACGTTCAAATTCAGCAACGCCTTGACATTATTGAAGAACTTAAGCTAAGACTAAAAGCGCTTCTTAGCGGCACTTCTGGTGTTGCCGACCCATCAAAGATTAAAGCCATTCAAAGCTTGCAATCTAAAATTAACAGCGAGATGGCCGACCCAACCATCAGTAAAGAGTGGCAGCGACGCATGGCCACAAGCGGTGGCATTGGTGGCGGAAGTGGTGCAGGCTCTTCGATTAACTCTTCAAGCGCTAACCAAGGTTTTGAGGCGGAAGCAAAGCGGCGCTCGGTAGCTTCCAAGAAGATCCAAGGCCAGATGAAAGATGAAATGTCTATCATGGGCGAGGTGGAGCGTTACAACCGCAAGATGATGGACTCGTGGATCAGCGGACGCTACGCACTCTACGACATGGCAAACACTTACCAACAGTTCACTCGTGCAGGAATGAAGGTTGCAACATTCCTCAAACAAGCCATCATGCTGAACGCACAATACGAAACATCTTTCACCGGGGTTGAGCGTGTAATGCAACCACTCAGCGACGAGATCGCTGGCATGCGAAATGAAATCGTCAAGCTAAGCACGGAGCTACCTGTAGCTTTTGATGAGCTTTCCAGGATTAGCACACTTGCTGGTCAGATGGGTCTTACCGCTGAAAGAATCACAGAGTTCACCAGGGAAGTTTCCCAGTTTGGAACAGTGACAGGAATTGCAACAGATGAGGTTGCGGCAAAGTTTGGTTCGATTGCGCAACTTACACACACAGCAACGAACCCTGAAGGTTTCAAGCAGCTTGGTTCTGCTGTCGCCTACGCTGGTATTAGCGCTGTTGCAACCGACCAGGAAATCCTTACACTTACTGAAAGCATTGCTTCGGCAACAACACAGGCTGGTTTTAGTGCAGACCAAACAATTGGTTTAGCAACAGCAATTTCGTCTTTGCGTATTGCACCTGAACAGGCTCGCGGTGTTATCACCCGTTTGTTTGGTGACATCAACCGTGCAGTTGAGGGTGGCGGCCAGCCTTTGCAGGCTTACGCTAAGCACCTTGGTTTGACTGCTGAGCAAGCTAAGGAACTTTTTAAAGCTGACCCTCAAGCGTTCTTTACAAAAATGTTGGAGAACGTTAAGAATTCTCAGAACAGCACGATGGCTCTTGATGCTTTGAACATTAAGGAAACTCGTGAAGTAAACACGATTCAGAAGCTTTCTGAGAACATGGACGTTTACAACAGTTCGATGGCTGATGCTGCTGAAGCTTACAAGAATGGAACGTTCTTGTCTGAAGCTTATGGCAAGTCTCAAGACAACGTTGCCACAAAGATCACTTTGCTGCAAAACCAGTTCAAGACTCTTCAGGATTCTATTGGTGAGGCGCTTGGGCCAGGTGTTGGTGTTGCTCTAGAGCTAATTAACGGATTGGTTGAGGGGCTAACCAAGATCACTAAAAACCCGGTTGGCGCTTGGGCTGTTAATGGTCTTACCGCAATTGCTGGCATGCTTGCAACAATGGTTGCTTTCACAATGGTTAGCCAAAAAGCCACTGCCAGTATGTTGGCTTTCCGAACCGCTGGAGTTGCTTTAGCAAAAATGGGCGGTGGAGAATCTGGTCTAAAAGGTTTCCTTAAGCAGCTAACTGGTCAAGAAGTTCTTATTGTTAGATCCAATGGTCGCATTGAGGCCTTGAACCGCAAGCGTTTAGAATTAGCTAAAAAGAATGGCGAAATAAACGTAGCAGACCCTGGTTCTGCAGTAGAAAGAACTTTGCTAAACGGAGCTGACCCGAGGCGTGGTGAGCTTGAAAGCACTGGCGACATGATCGCTCAAAAGAACGCCATGAGACAAGCTACGCTTGACGAAACAAACCAGGATCGCATCTCAACAACTGTAATTGATAAAAACACCACTAGTCGTCAACGGAAAGCCCTTGCAACTCGTGAAGCTGCCGTTGCGGCCAAAGTTGCGGCAGGTTCAACAATCACCGAGGCTGAAGCCACCATACTTTCTACTGCTGCAATTAACAGAGAAATCGCTTCAAGGCAAGCCAAAATTGCTGCACTTGCTGCTGAGAATGTTCAGCTTCAAGCTAGTACTGGAACTAGTGCTAGGGCCATTGCAAGCACTCAGGCGCGTATTGTAGCTAATAACGCAGCAACAGCTTCTATACAACGCGAAATTGTTGCACTACAAGCAAGAAATGCCACTGCCGCCTCTGGAGTTGAAACCGTTGCGGTAGTAAACAAAAAATCTCAAATGGGCCTTGGCGGAATTCTTGGAAAACTTGGACTTGTAGCAATGGCTGCCTCACTTGTGCTTGGAGTTGTCGCAGGTATTTCAGAAGCAATCGAAGGCGCAAAAGTGGACCTTGAAGAATCTGGTGGTGGCTTAGCTTCATTCCGTGAAGCAATCTACGCCGACACCCGCGCATGGAAAGATGGCGCAGATGCCGTCTCAACATACGACAGCAAAATAACCACAACAAAAGCAAGCGTTGCAGGTTGGGCTGCTGGCATGCAAGCAGCAACCGGTGGTCAAAAACAACTAGAATCCGCGACCGGTGAAACAACCACAGAAATTGACAAGCAAACACTTGCGCTTGGTCAAAACTCTGCAGCCTGGCTGGCTCAAGCAGCAATGTCCGACACCAATGTGCAAGACATGTTTAAGAAGTATTACAAAGTTGATGGCCCAGGCCTTGGAGACATGGCTGCCGCTGCTGGAACAAAAGTTTCAGACATCATCCTTGCAGCGCTAGAAAAACCAGGAACTGGCGCAACAGCATACATTAACAAAAACTTTAACATTTTTGCAGAAGGCCTCGTAGGCAAGGGTGCACAAGTTAAAGAGTCGTTGCTAAGAATTGCTAAGTCCCTCGACTCAACAACCGCTGCCGGTGTTGAAAACTCCAAAATGGTTAAAGCACTCACCGAAGGCTTCTCAGCTTTTGGTGAAGAAGTTGATGGCGTTGGCGCACCAATAGACACAGTTGCTGAAAAGATCCGCACCCTCACAGACTACACAGGCGACCTTTCTTCCCTGCTGTCTTCAGCGTTCACAATCCGTTTCGGCAAAACAGAAGCCGTTGACAAACTAACAACCGCTTGGGCTCAGCTCAGAAACAAAGTGAAGCAGGCTCGTGAAGAGATTGCAAACATTCAACGCGACATCACAGGCATGCAAGCTGACGCAAACATTCTGCAATACCAGTTAAACATTGCAATCAAGTACGGCGACACCAAACGTGCTGACAAGCTTCGTGCAGAAATTGCTGCCAAAGAGCAAGAGATGACAGCAAAAAACAGTGAACTTGCTAAGGCTCAAAGCGAAGCAAGCACCTCACTTGTTGGAAACTCTGAAGCAGCTATCGAAAACCGCAACACTTTGCGCGGCCTTATCACAGACTACAACAACTACTTGGTTGCGCTCGCTAACACTGCAAAGTTTGAGAAAGACCCAGAGAAGAAGAAAAAGTATCTTCAAGATCAGGCCGCTAAGGCGAAGGCTGACCTTATCACTTTGGCAACCGGCCTCGGGTTTAAAGAGAACGAATTAACAAGTTACATTGGTTCTTTTGACGACTTTGGAACAATACTTGACAAGCTTCCAAAGGAGCTGACTCTTAGAGTTATTGCTGACCCTGGTACTCGTGCCTTCATGGAATGGTGGGCACAAAACAAGGGTAACTTTAACCCTACTGGCGGTGCACCAACCACTTCAGGTGCAGGCACCGACACCGGCAAAGGTGCAGACAAGGGTAAAAGCAAGGGCACTGGCGACGTAACAGGTGCAGGCACAACTAAAGATCTTGTCAAGCCACTAACAGCACTTGACAAAATCACTAACACCAAAAAGCTTTCAAAGTATCAAGCTGACGCAGTTACCGCTTCTTCAACAGACATGCTTGTTAGAAAGTCTGCTTTCGCTGTTAAAGCTTACGAAGATTCCGCTAAGGCTTTGTACAAGAAGTATCAAACCACAGACCCAGTTACTGCAAACAAAACCCTTGAAGGCGATAAGCTTGCAGCTTTCAACAAAGAGTATGCTGCATTCCAGAAGCTCAAAATCGAGGCTGGCCGTCGCGGAGCAACAACTTCTACCGGTGCACCAACTTACAAGGCGGCAACTGCTGCACAGATTGACAACACACAGGCAGCGAAAGAGGCTGTTGCTGATGCTTTATCAAAGCAGCCCGCTGCTGTGCAGGAAGCGGTTAACTGGTTAAAGACTGTTTCCCCAACTAACACCGACTTGTATGCTACAGAAAAGCAGGCTTGGGAAGCAACCAAGAAACCTTACGCTGATGCTAAAAAGGACTTTGGTCTTCCAGGCGACATGCCTTGGAGAGACATTGCTGCAAAGTACCCTGGCAGCACCTCTGCTTACTCTCAGAAGCAAAAAAAGAAGCTTCCTGTTCTAAAGACTTTGCAACCTTTCGCTGACCAGTTCAACAACGCTTGGAACAGCATGAAGGAAAACGTTAAGAGGGGTGCGCTTTACAGGCAGCTTCTTAAGAACCTTTACAACACCAAGCAACTTGACGACCTTGGTTTGACAAGCCTTGTAACTGGCGGTTACGGCATGCCGGACAGCGCTTGGACTCCTGACAAAGCTACCCGTTACGCTGTTGGTGGCCGCGTCACAGGCCCTGGTAGTGGCACGTCTGATTCTGTGCCTGCGATGCTTTCTAACGGCGAATACGTTATTCGCGCAAAGGCCGCAAGAGCTATCGGCACAGACAACTTGGACGCGATGAACAACGCTGACAGATTTGCTAAGGGTGGTATGGTTGGAAAACCTAAAACTCCTAAAAAGATTAAAGCGACAGCAGCAAAAAACGATTACAATAAATCTCAAGTTCTTTCATCTATGGCTTCTTATGAAAGGGTGCTAAAAGAATTCTTTAGTGTTGCTGGTGAAAAGTTTTCAATCAATGGTAAAAACCCGTTAAGAAACATTAAGTTTGATGAAACCGTAACCGAAGATATGGGCGCCTCCGCGTTTTTCCAAGAAGGCGAAGGTTTCACTTTTGGTAAAAATAGCTATGACAAGATTAGTGATGGAATTGATCAAGACTCTGGTGACTGGCTTTCTGTCGACGAATTGGTCTCTCACGAAATTTCGCACTGGTTTGGTCCGACACTTGGTAAGTTTGGCAATTACTACAAAAAACCTGCTTGGTGGCCAAAAAACAAGACTAGGTCAGACATACTTGAAGAAATTAAAAGAAAAAAGCAGTCCTTACGTGGCATGAGCCCTGACAGGGCCGAAAGATTTAATAGCAAAGAAATAGTCCCACTTCAAAAGCTTGTCGCCAAGATGGGTGCCGAAGAAGAAGCTAGAAAATTAAAAGAACAGGCGTTAAATCAAACTCCTTACGCAACTGATGTTGACACTTGGGAAGAGTTTAGGGCTGATGCGCTTGCGGGGGCTTTGCAAAGACTTGCTGGGAAAAAGCGAAGTGTAAATCAAGAAAACTTCTTTAGCACAAATGGTTCGATCTGGAACATGGCAAACTCCGGTCTTGATGAGCTTCACAGTAACAGTAGAACTCAAAGCATGTTAATGGACATGGGATATGCCCACCCTATTGAGCTACTTAAGCTGTTAAACATAAAAATTCCAAAACAATTCCTTGGAAAAGATTGGAGTAAAGAATTTGAGGGAAGTGGAATTCCTAAGTTTAACCTTGGAAACGCTAGCGGTTATGACGACCTTGGAACTTGGAAACTATTCAAGCCATTTAAGTCTGGCAATGACTGGATTCAGCCAGGGCCTGACATGTTTAATAGTGTTGATCTTGATTTGGAAAAATTCCGTCAATGGCGAGACGCTGGACACACAAAGCTAAGAGATCCACTTACATACAAAGACACTTTTGCAATGGGTGGCTTAGTGACTGGCCCAGGTACTGGCACAAGCGACAGCATCGATGCCCGCCTATCAAACGGTGAGTTTGTTATGAGCGCAGCAGCTGTGCGAGGATACGGTCCAGCATTCATGAACGCCCTAAACCAGCAGCAACTTGCCCCACGCTACGCAATGCAAACAGCAGCCCCACAGGTTAACAGCGCACAAGTTGTTTACCTCTCACCAGAAGACCGCAACCTGCTTCGTGCAGCAATCGACCGACCAGTTAACCTGTATACTGATAATGCACGAATTGCGCAATCAGCCAACGCAGGCAACGTGGTATTAGCACAGCGAGGAAGAAACTAATGGCCGGCAAAGTATATTTTGGTAACGACGACAAACAAACATGGATCCTTGCACCAAAGGGTGAAATGTCGACAACTTCTACAAGCAAAACAACAGTGACTGACTTGTTGAGTGGTCGCCGCCACGTTAAGCGTTCACATGGTGCTTCGCGTTCGTTCCCAATGTCTTGGTTGGGTTCGATGAACTCTTCAGACATGACAGAAAGCCTAAACACTGTTAAAGATTTTGCTGACGGACTTTACGGCACATCAAAACTTTACTGGCTGGACCCGTTTGCAATGTCAAGCAACTTGATGCCACCACACTGGGCCGCCCCAATGTTGGGTGAAACTGACTGGCCTAAACTGGCTGGCAACATCACCCCAACTTTTACTGCTGCCACTTACGCAAACTCTTACCCAGCAAAATATGCAAGCTACCCGTTGACTGGAAGTTACGTCGGTGACCGCAAAATCACAATCATAATCCCATCCGGCTACACCCTAAACCTTGGTTGGCATGCAGCAACTTCTGGCGTTTCTGCCTCATCCGCTGCTGGTGTGCGCATTAAACGCTACAACCGCTCAACTGGCGCAACCACTGACGTTAACCCCACAAGCCTTCTAGCTGGCGGCACAACCAGAACCAACACCACAGTTGACGGAACCACCTACAGTAAAGTTGAAATTTACTTAGCTAACGGCTCAGCGTCAGCCTCAACCGCCACAGTTGTTGCCTTAATTGCCCAGGTGCTACTGAACGGAGCATCTGTTGCCACAGGCGGTTTTGTTACGGGCCGCGGAACCACAGCGTTAGAATTCTCCGATTCTGTAGAAATCCAATACTACACCTCTGCTCTGATGGATGGAATGATTGGGTTATCAACTACCCTGATGGAAGTTGACTAATGACTACCACCGTAACCAACACAGGCACTGGTAAAATAATTGCCGATTCGCTGATCTCATTTTCGTACAGCGAAGACGCCACACCTATCGAGCCCTTGTCAAGCGACGGCGGTTCTAGCCAAATAAGTTTCAGCGCGGTTGAAGACGCCACCAGCACCGACAGTGTGCTAAAAACAAACAGCCGCCTAATGATCAACAACGACATTTTAATTGAAGACAGCGACTTTGGTTCAGTTTACCTTAAAGTAAAAAAGTTGGACATAAACTCTGGCGGTGTCGTCAGTGTCACAGGTGACTCGCTCATGGTCAAACTTAACGTCGACAAAACAGCAGAAGCTTTCACAGGCACACTCAAAGACGCAATCATCTACTACTGCGGCCTGTGCAACATTACCCCAACAGTTGACGTAAGCCTGGCAAGCATCAACGTAAACTTTATGGCCTGGAAGGGCAACGTTTGGGAAAACCTCAAACTTTTAACCAGCTCCATTTCCGCCAGCACAACCAACAGGGTTCCGATTGAAATATATTTCACAGGCACAGCTGTCGGTTTCAGACCAATGCCTGGCACAGCTTTTGCTTTAAAAGAAACACTTTCCGACATCAACCAAAGCATCGACTATTTTGATTCAGCCAAGAAGATTGAAGTTTACAACTACAACACTTCTTACGTTCAAAACGGAATAATTTACGATATCGCAAACTATGCTGAAGACATTGAAGAAGGCAAAGCTTTTCTAGCAACATTTTCTGATTCGATGTCTGTTGAGGCTGGGGAGAAAGCAACAAAAGTTTTTACAGTAGACACTTCACTAATCTCTATTGTGCAGCCTGTTTGTGTTGAAACAATTGACCCTTACCCTTACAACCCATCGGCGGCTATAACAAGCCTAACAGCTAGTTATTACCAGTTTGTTTCGGGTTCACAATACTCTTACCTTTACATCACAACAGCTGACGCAGACATTTTTGTTAATGGTGAAACTGTAAGAATTGCTGGAACTTATCTTGGCGTTTTTACGGCTTACAACGACCTGCTTGCAACTGTAACAAAAGTTAGCAGCAACTACTACATGTTACTGGTTACACCGGTAAGCCCAACCAGTCAAACAATCACTGGCACAAGCGACACAGCAACCAGGGTAAGAACAGGCCAGTATGTCATTGTTGGCAATGACGAACTCCCTGTGCAACCAGCTGAGTGGGTGGCACAAGGCGGCTCTTTAACCTTTAAGAAAACGGAGAACGTTAATGAAATTGAGGTCACAGTTCAAGGCCCAACTTATGATGGTATTCCGGTTGCAGCTGATGGTAGCAAAAAAACTTTTGGCCCTTACAAGATCGGTGTGGAAACTTCTGGTGACGGTGTAGAATATCCAGCAATTTTCTTGGTCGGCACAGGTGTCAGATACAATAAGAAGAAGGTTCTTTTTGCAACTGGCGCAGACTCTCTGGTTACCGAGAAAGAGGATGCCAAACAAATTGACAACATGTTTGTCACAAACAGTTTCACTGCAGCAAACGCCGGCCTGGCCGCTGCGCAAGCAAGTTGCGGACCAAACGTTACAATGAGCGGCAGCTCCGCCCCAGTCGGTTTTGTGTTTGGTAGCACAATTAACAAAACTTTTGTTGACAACAGCGTGAGGATGCGTTTGTCTTCGCTTGGTTTTTCCGACGGCACAATTTCTTGGAGCGCCCAAAAGTTTACCACCTTCGACGACTTTGATACAATTAATTCAGGCAAAACTTTTTCAAACTTTAACACAACAACTGGTGGCACTAGCCCGTTGTTGTTTAACGAGTTTTCTGTCATTCCACTAATTAAGGGGACGTAATGGGCAAAATTGTAAGTAACCTGCCAAATGATTCTCAGCCTTGGGGCCGCGACATTGAAGCCAGGATTGAACAACTTGAGGCACTTGTTGCGTCAAACGAGATAAACAACGCAGCTAGAGATCAGCGCCTGGAAACAAATCTTTCAAAAGTTTCTGAGTTGCTGGCTAACACTGCGGCTTTGAGAACTTATCAAGCGCAAAATCAAAGTTTTGGAACATACGCTTTTACAAGCTCAGACACTGAAATCATTAACACCACTGACTTAGTTGTAAATTTTTCGATAGACAAAGAAAGATTTGTATTCTTTGAATATGCAACAGATTTTGCAACTGTTGTCACCTATACATCATCTGGAGACCTGACAGTTCAATCAGTTATTTTTTCAGAAATACTTCTTAATGGCAACCTTATTTCTCTTTCCACTCAAAATTCTATAGAACAATTTTCAGCTGCAAATCCATATCAATCAAAGACGTCTTCGGGCACACATAGGAACATTGAAAAAATAAGATTACAAGCTGGAGACTATCAAGTAACTGTTAAATTAACAGCAGTTAATGAGAGTAGTTCATCAACTGCAACAATGACCTTTGGCGGCGACGTGCTATCCGTAAGTATTATTGAGTAAGGTATAATTAGATAATGGCTAATAACACAACGAGAAACATTACATACCCAACTTCCGGTGATAGCATCTCACCGTTGGAGACAGTCTTTGCTACCCTGGCAACAACCACAGACACCGCAATGGGCAACCTTGCAGCGGCTGACATTGTTAGCGGAACTCTACCAATTGTTCGTGGTGGAACAGGCGGCTCAACCGCGGTGGCGGCCCTTGCGGCACTAAACGGTGTCTCTGCTGAAGCCTACGACGTTGCTGGCAAAAACAAGATTATTAACAGCGATTTTAGTATTTGGCAAAGAGCCTCAACTGCAACCACCTTAAGTACAACGGGATACTTTGCCGACCGCTGGCGTTACGTTGCAACGGGTGGAACATCAAAGGCCGTTGTTCAATCACGTCAGGCATTCACGCCAGGTAACCAACCAGAAGCTGGTTACGAAGGAAAATATTTTTACCGCATCGCAGTTGGTACTGCGGGTTCGGGTTACACCGCTGAATATGTTGAACAACCAATTGAAGACGTTCGCACTTTGGCTGGCAAAAAAG